TAAGAAGATGATAAAGATTTAACTTGACAAAATCAACAAGTAGGTGTATAATAAAGGTATAACTAGATATGGTAGATAACACAGACATTACTAATCCAAAAGAAGAAGAAAATCAAGAAAAAGAACAAGAAGCTACTAGATTAGCTTCCTTTGTCTATGATAAATTTATAACTTCTGAAAGAGCAAGACAATCTGATGAAGACAGATGGCTTGAAGCTTTTCATAATTACAGAGGTCAGTATTACAAGAATGTTCAATTTAGAGAACATGAGAAGTCAAGAGTCTTTGTTAAAGTAACTAAGACAAAAGTTTTAGCTGCATATGGACAATTAGTAGATGTATTGTTTTCTGCTAACAAATTTCCAATATCAGTAGAAGAAACAAAAGTACCAGAGGGTGCATCTGAATATGCTCACCTTAATCCTGTAGGAGAAAACTTACAGAACTCTGGACCAAGTATTGAAGGTGGTGCAAATCAATCACAATCATCAATGTCACCAGAGCAAATGTCTTTGGTTGGATTTGAAGGTGATGGTAGAGAATTACCAAAGGGTGCAACATTTACTGGACTTCAAGAAGATAAAGAATTTTTAGGTTCATTAAAAGGTGAACTAGGAGATGAAGCTGTTAAAGAAGGTTCTGCTCCATTGCCAGAGATGGCACAAATAAGACCTGCT